GTGTTATTGGTCTTCATTTTGTCCTCGAACCCGCCGCCTGTTTCGGCACCGCCGCCGGAATTCCCGACCGCGTTTCGTGTGAGTTCGAGCGTGCTCTGGCACCCATCCTGCGAGACTTTGAGCGTGTGCGTCTTCACAATCCACGCGCCGGAAAACACCGAGCCCACTCCGAGGATCGTGATCTTGTCCCCGGCATTGATCTGCGGAAATCCCCGCACGAGTGTGAGCGAACCTTCCATCGCTTTTTCATTTTTGTAATGTTTCGCGCCGGAAGCCGCGTCGAGTCCTTCCTGAGTGTCCGGCAGCGCGCCACCGATCTCGTTGTCTTTCAGGTAGTGCGTAGTCTCGACTTCGTTTTTGCCGCCGCCAGTGCCCACGCCGGAAAGAGCGCCGCCCCTGGGCGCTTTCGGGATGGTGTCTTTGTTCGAGACTCCATGTGGTTCAACGGGCAGCATTTCAGGATTTCCTCGCGTTTGCTTTTTCGGATGGATAGAGCGTCTCGGCCTTTCCCCGGTTCACGGTGCCGCTGTCTTTTGTTCCCTGCGGTTTGGCGACGCTCGATTTGTTTTTCGTTTTGACTGTCTTTTTCGATTTGTTGTTTATTGTCGCGCCCTCGACGTCCTTGCCGGTTTCATCACTCGCATACCGGGGCGAGAAACTCTTCACCGTGTGGTTCCCGATGCGGTAATCGAATACCGCCGCGGGAGACTGATCGTCGAGGTCGGGCGCTTTCTTGAACTGCATCGTGTTACCCTTAACCCGGAAGATAAAGTTTTCCTTCCGCGCCATCTTGCGAAGGAAATCAACGTCCGATTCCCCTGCCTGTGATTCCTGCTCAACGATTTCCTTTGTTTCATCCACGTCCGGTGTCCAGCCGTTTTTGCCCGCTATCTTTTTTGCGATCTCGGAGCGTTTCATCTTTTTCCACGCCTTGTTCACCTGTCCCTCGTGTCCTTTTTTCGATTTGGCCGAACACTCTACGGAAAGAGTCGGAAGTCCCGATTCCGGGAATTGCGGTGTGAGACCGGAAACCTCGCCGATGAACTCTTTGGTCTTCCCCATGAAGTAGCCCGCGACGATGCGGACCGACATTCCTTTCGACGCGATTTTCTGGAACTGAAAGAACGGGTCATTCATCGTCACCGTTGCCGTATCCTTTTCCTCGACCTCGTCCTTGATCTCGACATCCGTGACAAGAGACAACTCTTCCGGTGAAAACGAATGCGAGCCGAGCGTTATCTCGAAGTACGGCGACGCGAAGGACGCGGATGTGACGTTTACAACACCCATTTCATTGCTCCTGCGGAAGCGGCGGAATCCAGATCTGTTTTCCAACCGGAAGATCGAGCGGGTCCACGCCCGGATTCTTGTCCACGATGTACCACCAGTAATCGGGCGTGCCGTAATACTGGTAACTGATGTTGTCTATCCGGTCAGTCTCGATCACGGTGTGCAGAATGCTCCCGTCCGGTATCTCGCGGTCAATCTCGCGGAACGTCAGCGTGTTGCGAACGAAATCCCGGAACCGCCTCGTGTAGACGAACACCTTCTCGAATCTGGACCCTTCAAAAACGCTCATGTTTCACCTTCCGAGACTCTGTCGGCGCGTCTGGTGCATCCGCTGGCTCGTCGCGTTTTTCCACATATCAAGAACAAACGTAACTTGGGCCTTCACATAGACCGGCTCCATGCGGACGTTGAACCGCTCCTCCGTGAATTGAACCTGAGAAACATATCCTTCCCAGATGCGCGAGCCGATACCGAGAAGTGCACGTGGCGGCGGCACGAACTGCGCGTTCACGAGGTCGTTCGTGTCCGGGTAGGTGAACGCTTCGAGAACGGCGATTTCCCGCTGGACGCCGCCTTGTCCTGCCTTGGTTCCGATGGCGTCGAGAATGAGTTCGAACGTCACATTCCTTTCGCCGCCGCCCGTGTATTGAACGAACGAGCCCGGCGCTCCAGGCGAAAGACTCGTGTTGTATGTCGCCTGTTCCTGCCGCTGGAGCTGCGCCGGGTTCACGGAAAACTCCAGGACGACACCGCCCTCCGATGAATAGAGGAACCCCTTGTCCGGCGTGGGTATGGCGCTGATCGTGCTGCTCATGTTCTAACCGCCAGAGAGGGATTAAAATCGTTCGAGAAACCGGCCTCGCGTTTCCGCTTCTGCATGTATTCCAGCTTTTTAATGATCAGGTTTGCGAGTTCCTCAACGGACTGCCGGTCTATTTCCTTCACATTCGGAAGGCTGATCGAGATGTGGTTGCTCACGGTCGTCGCGGCTGGCGCTGCCGTTTGTGTGTGCCCGAGGCCGTATGCGGGGATCATGTCCGCGAACCGGACGATCTTCTGGACTGCCGGAGCCGGGGTGATGACCTCGCCCTCGTGGAGCGTCGCGGAAACACCGCCGGTCTTCGCCACGTAGCCGCCAGTTGCGTAGCCTTTGCCTTTTTCCTTGGGCGGTGAGGGAATATTTATCCCGATGTAACTCAGCGCGGTTCGAAGCCAGTCGGGAATCAGCCCGATGAGTTTCGCCCTGATTCTGGCGACCGCGCCGCTGATCTGTCCCACGATGGAGTTCCACACACCGGCGACCGCCTCCTTGAGGCCATTCCATAGTCCGGTGATGAAAGTGATTACCGCCTGCACGCGGGATTGAATGCCGGTTATGACGCCCGACACCGTCGCGGATATGGAATTCCACACGGCTGCGACCGCTCCCCGGAACTGTTGCCACCGGAACTGGATGGAAGCAATCACGCCGGACACGACGTTGCGGATGGTGTTCACCACCCACGACACCGCGTTCTGGATGGATTGCCAGATGAATATAACGGCCATCTTGAGCGCTTCCCACCGCATCCTGATCCAGTTCACCACGCCGTTAATCCAGTTGGAAATAGCCATTCCGACCCCCTGAAGGAACGCCATGATCTTTCCCCAGTTCTGGATGATGAGGCCGATGAGGAGCCCGATGCCGCCGGTGAACACGCCGAGAATGAACGGCCACCACTTGATGATGAATCCTTTCAGCCAGACCCACGCGCGGGAAAATGCGTCCACGACCGCCTGATAGATTCCGGCAAAGAATGTCTTTATCTTCGCCACCGCGCCCCTGAGCCATTCCACGACCGCGCTCCACACACGCTGCACGACCGCCTTTACCTTGTCCCAGTTTTTGACGAGAAGGATGATGATGACGATCAGCGCGATGATTGCGAGAACAATCCATGTGATCGGGTTTGCGAGAATCGCGGCGGTGAATGCCCAAGCGCCCGCGATGGCCGGAACGAGAGCGGCTGCGAACGACCCGATGGCCGTGACCGCACCGGTGATAAGGGAAGTGGCGAACGACGCCACCGCCGCGACGGCCTGACGCGCAAGGGACACCGCGAATAGAGCAGCTTGTTTGACCGCCGATGCGAGTGACAACGCGAGTTTCTTCACGCCCTGCGCTGCTGAAACGACCGCCGTTTTCGCAAATGACAAGGTGTTCCTGGCGGCGGAAAGAATCGCCTGTCCGTAATAGGATGCGTAAGCCCGGGCCATCTGGAAGCTGAAATAAAGGAAACGAACGGCCATCGCGCCGGTGCGCCACACGGTCGTCGCCATCGAAACCACGCCGCGAACGATGCGGATCGCGCCGGATATCGCCATGATCGCAAAGACGACTTTTCCCGCGACACTTACAAAAGCCATAACTGTGTCTCCGTGCGCTTTCATGAACGAAGAGAATCCCGCTTTCAGTCTCTGGAGAATCGGCAGGACGATGTCCCGGATTCCCATGAAGTTGGTCGTCCAGGCTTTGTACAGCAGATATCCGATGGCGATCACCGCCGCGACACCGGTCACGATAGGCCATATCGCGGCCACCACACCACCAAGCGCGCCAGCAGCCATGGGAAGAGAGGCGAGACCGACCGACAGCATTCCGAGCGCGCCGAGAAACGTGAGTATTGCGCCACCGATTAAAAGCAGTCCGCCGAGAGCCGCGACGATCAACACAATCCCCCGCAGCGCCCCCGGGTGTTCTTTGCTCCATTTCTTTATGCCCTGAACAAAAGATGAAACCGCCTTTGCCGCTTTCGTTATGTACGGCACCAGTTGCTGGCCGATATCTATTGCGAGCGCGACCACGGAATTCCATGCAATCTTCAGTTGCGCGTTCATGCCCTTGAGTGAGTTGTCATATTCCTTCTGTAACGACGTTCCTTCATTGAACGCCTTATTGGATGTATCCACGAACCGGCCAAGAAGCGACTGTTGTCCGTTGACGGACTTGTTCGCTTCCACCAGTTTGAGAAGCACGTCCGTTCCGCGGGCGCCACCGATTCCAAGATCGGTCAGCATAGATGCAACCTGAAACTTGTCGAACTTCTGAAGTCCCGTCGCAAATTTCGTCAGGGCGCCGTATGCGTCTTTCTCCATCAATTGCTTAAACTCGGCTGTGGAAACACCCGCGACTTTCGCATACTCGTCAGTGCGCTTCATCATTTCCATGAACATGTCCGACATGGCGGTGCCGCCGACTTCGGAACTGACGCCCATGTCCGTGAGCGCCGCGCCGATGGCGGAAATCTGCGGCATGGTCAATCCGAGCGACGAACCCGCGCCGGCCATGCGGCTTGTCAGGTCGGCAATCGTCGGAGCGGTGGCGGTTGAAATGTTCGACAACTCATTCAGAACCGATCCCATGTTCTTCGCCTGCTTGATCGGAATCTTGAACTGATTGGCGATCTTCGCGAGCGCCGCGCCGCCTTCCTCTGCGGAGAATTCCGACACAGACGCGAGTTTCGCCACGGTGTCAGTGAACGAGGACAGGTTCTCAACGCCATTGATACCAAGTTGTCCGCCAATCTCGCCGATGTTGGCGAGTTCTTTCGCGCTGTTCGGCATCTTCGAGGACATCTCTACAAACCGGTCGCCAAGTTTTTTAATCTCCGCGTCCGTCATGCCGGATGTCTTTTGCACGCCGATCATCGCTTCCTGGAAGTCACCGGCCACCTTTATCGTCGCGGCGACGCCACCCAGCATCGCGGCCCCGGAACCCATCATGCCCATGCCCGCATAGAACGTCTTCGAGGACGCCTGCATGCGCGAAGCAAGCTCATCGCTTTTCTTTGAAAGGGAATCGAAATTACGCTCCACTTTCTGAAAAACGGCGGACGCCTGATCCTTCGCCTGTATGAGTATGCCGAGTCCGAAGTTGTTCATTTTTTCCTTCTCGCCGCGCTCTTCATCTGGCGTTCCTCTTCACGGTACTGGTCGGAGAGCCGCTCCACGAACCACTGCCGGACCCGGGCCGGAAGCCGCTCGACTTCCTCAAGCGACTTGAATGGCCCGCGTCCATAGCAGAGGAAGAACGATTCCTCTAAGATTTGCTCTTCCGGGTACCGGGGAAGAAAAAATATTCATTGATCGGAAGCTGAACCTCGAATTCATCATCGCATTCGGGGCACGAGGCCTCGACCACAGTGTCCACGCCGCACGTGACGGCGTCGATTTCCTTCCGGTAGAACTGCGAATCCGCACCCGGCAGGGTTTCGAAGAATTTCTCCGAGAAATTCTCGTCCCCGTCCACGGCGATTGTGTGCAGGAGAAGCGACAGCCGGATGATCTCCTGCGGGGTCTTTCGCAGCGTGGTGGAGATTTTCTTCTCGTCGCGGCCGCGAAGCAGACGGAACGTGACTTTCTTTCCTGTGCGGGGCAGCGTGATTGTGTGCGTCGCATCGGGGTCGCCGTCGAGTTTCTTGACCGGCAATTCCGCGAGATTGATATCCACGTTGAACGTGTGCCCGCACGAGCCGCACCGCACCTTGAAGTCGTAGGAGTCGCCGAACGTGAGGCGGCGTATTGCGAGCATCAGGTAATAGCGGTCGCCCACGAGCAGGTTGTCGAGGTCGACATCTTTCTCGACCACGCAGTTGCGGAGTATTTTCTCGAATGCCTCGCCGGATTTCAGCATTTTCGGACTTGCGAGAAATCCTTCCTCCGTGGCGGTCATCTCACGGATGGTGCATTCAAGCCCGGAGGGCAGCGTTACTTTTTCGGTATAAAGGTCCATGCGTCACCTCACTCTTTCTCGAATCCCTCGTGCGCCAGAGTCAGTTTTGTGATCTGGTGCTCTGAGGACTCGTTGTCCCAATCGTCGGTTTCAAACGCCGCGGGGAATGCTTTCGGGATGACCCAGCGGGTCAACTCCGCGCCGGAGCGGTCTTTTTGTACAATGGTCACTTTGCGCTTGTACTGCTTCTCGTCCGCCGAGCCCGTCCCCGATGAGTGGTTGTAAATCTCATTCCACCAGTTGTAGAGGTCGTCGTCTTCCGTCATGCCGCGCTCGAGTTCGATGTCGTCGAACTTGATCGTGCCCGGCTGCTTGTGCGGTGTTAGCGCGCCACCCTCCGAATACTCGATGACCTCGGCGTCGGCCTTCAGGCCGGAACACTTGTTGAACGCCGCGCGGACCACGCCGTCGATCTTCACGATGAAGGCGTATTTGTCCCAGTAATTGATTGCGGTTCCCTGTATGGGCATTACGCGCCACCTCCTGTTTCCTCTATGAGTCTTCCGCCGTCCCACTGCGTGATGCGGAAGATCACGAATTCAGCGGCCTTGGTCGGGGCTATGCCGATCTCGGTCACGACCTTGTACTGGTCGATGATCGCCTGCGTGTTCAGTTCGCCGTCGCACTTCACATAGAAGGCATCGCGCCAGTTGCCCGTGCCGCCGTCGAAAAACGCGCCCTCGCGCCAGTAGTCCTTCAGGAACAACGTGATCGTGGTTGTGAGGTCTTTCCACAGATCAATGTTGTTCGGTTTGAATACAGCCCACTCGGTTCCTTCCGCGATGGATTCCACTACGTTCAGGAACAGGCGGCGCACGTTGATCGAGCGCCAGTCGGACAGCGCCGAAAGCGTGCGGTTGCCCCACGCAACGATTCCAACACCGCGCTTTTTTATGATCGGGTTGATGCGGGCCGGATACAGCGTGTCGCGCTGTCCCTTGTCGAGCGGGTATTCCAGGCCGAGAACATCAACGAACGCTCCGTCCTCGATTCCCGCAGGGGCTTTGTGGACGCCATGCACGACGTCCGTCTTGGCGTAGATGCCGGAGAGTTGGCCGGAGGGCGGGATAATCCTTTCCTTGCGGGAATTCGGGTCAAGAATTTTGATGTTCGGATAGTACAGCGCGGCGTATTTGCAGTTGAACGCCGCCGTGTCCTGTACGTATTCCTTTATCTCCGTTACGTTCATGCCGAATGGGGAATCGAGAATGACGAACAGGTCCTGCCGCATCTCGGAATAGGTGCAGAGCGCGTTCTGGACGGTCTGCGTGGTGATGCCGGGACAGGACAGGATGTTGATCTCGTCCACGGGATCGAACGCGAACACGCCGGTGCGCGCCGCCTGGCTTCCGGCATAATCGACATCGCCGATGCCGGTAAGGCCGTCTTCGCCGCCCGTGATCGGGAATGTTCCTTCCGCGGGCCTGTTATCCGGCGCGACGGACGCGCTGCCGAGGTCTTCCACGACGATGAATTCCGATTTCCCGTTGATGCGGTCGGGCGCGTAATTCTCGGATGCCGGGTTCATGGACAGGTCGTCGTGCGGCTCCATGAAGACGTTCTTGAAATAGACCTTGATGCGGAAATGATTTGCCGGATCGGTCGTCGCCGGAATGACTTTGATGGAAATGTCGTCGCCCCACTTGCCGGGGGAGATTGCCTTGACGGCGAGCGTTGGGACGGGCGCCGCCGCGCGGTCGTTGAGCGTCGTCGCGCTGGTTGCGCATGTCGCGGTCATCGCGTCCGTGATGTCGGTGTAATGCACGACCCGCACCACGTAGCAGCGGCCTTTGACCTTTTTGAAGAATCCGTCCACGGCGTATGCGAGATAGCTGTTCGGGATGTAACCGCCGAACACACGCTTGAACTGCGCGAAGGATGTGATGAGGACGGGAACGCCCACGGGCCCGCGCTCGGCTATTCCGAAAAACGCGGCCACCGACGCGCTTACACGCTCGATGGTGTGCCGGTTGCTTTCCTTCTCCTCGACAAATATGTCGGGGGATAAATATTCGGGCATGGAGATTCACCTCCTGAATCAGGATTTGCCTTTCTTTTTCTCGGGCGCGGGTTTCTCGTCCATGACGGAAAGAAACCCTTTTTGGAAAAGCCGGAACGCGTCCGGGCTTTCAAGAGTCGTGGCGGGGACGCTCTTTGTTTCCCCGGCAAGGAAATGCAGACTCCTTCCTTGTCCGGTATTCACGGTGAGAAGCGCGCCGGAGATGTTTTTGAGAAGTACGGTTTTCAAAAGGTTGTTCACCTCTCATTCGTCTGGTTTGTATGTCTCGATGAGCCTGTGCGAACCGAAGTCACAGAGGCGGAAATTACGGTAAAGGACGATCTTGCCCTCGAACACATCGTGAT